AATAGTTTGTTTATTTTAAAATCTTGCAAAAACGTAATCAAAAGTTTAGAAAGACAGATATACAAAGAGGGTACTCATGTTCCTGATAAAGACAGTGGTTTCGATCACTTTAATGATGCGTTGGGTTATTTAGTTGAATATAAATATCCTATCAGACGAAACTTTGAGCCTAACCCTCCTAGTAGGTGGAGTTAATGGATAGAAAATTTTTAACAGCAAAGCACCCACTTTGGAACGCAAACATAGCAAATTGGGAGTTTTATATTCGTAGTTATCTTGGTGGTAATGATTATAAAAATGGTTATTACCTCCACAGATATATCTTAGAATCACCAGAGGAGTACGATCAAAGAATTAGACATACTCCAGTAGATAACCATTGTAAAAATGTGGTGCAAATATATACAAGTTTTTTATGGCGAGTTCCTCCGACTAGAGACTATGGTTCTTTGGATGGCGACCCACAGTTAGAGTCATTTATTCAAGACGCTGATTTAGATGGCAGATCATTCAATACTGTAATGCGTGAGGTTCAAATGAATGCAAGCATCTATGGTAATTGTTGGGTAATAGTTGATAAGCCACAAACAAATACAAAGACTAGAGCAGAGGAATTAGAGCAAGATATTAGACCTTACATTTCTATTTATACGCCAGAGAACATTGTAAACTGGAATTATAAAAGGGCATCAAGTGGTAGGTTTTATCTTGATATGCTTTTACTTGTAGAAGATATAAATGCAGACAGAGCAATCGTAAAATTATTTACAGAGGAAAGTATCTCTACTTTTGAGATAGAAGATTACGAAAAAGAATATGCAGATGGTGAGGCAAGACTTATTGAAGAAGTACCAAACGCTATCGGTAGAATACCAGCAGTAAATGTTTACAATCTTAGAGGAAACAAAAGACCAGTTGGTATTAGCGACTTAGCTGATGTTGCATTTTTACAACAGTCTATCTATAACGACTATTCAGAAAAAGAACAATTAATTAGATTAGCAAACCACCCAAGTTTAGTTAAGACTCCAAATGTAGAGGCTAGTGCTGGTGCTGGTTCAATCATAGAAATACCAGAGGATTTACAATCAGATTTGAAACCTTACATAATTCAACCAAGTGGACAAAACTTAGATGGTATTATGAAATGTATTCAAAACAAAATTGATGCCATAGATAGAATAACTCATATGGGTTCTGTTAGAGGCACATCAGGAAATCAAATATCTAGTGGAATTGCCCTCCAGACAGAGTTTCAGCTTTTGAATGCGAAACTCAGCGAGAAAGCAGATTATTTAGAAAATTCTGAAGATCAAATCTGGTCATTGTTTGCTATGTGGCAAAATAAAGATTGGGACGGAAAAGTTGATTACCCAGATACTTTTGATGTAAGAGATTGGGCTAATGATTTACAATTCTTACAGATGGCTAAATCCAGTGGCATAAAATCAGAAACATTTAACAAAGAGTTAGATAAACAAATAGCAGAGGCTGTAATTGATGATGACCAAATGATTAGAAAAATAAATGATGAGATTGACTCTGCTAGAGGTTTACGAGGACAATTTAGAACAACTGAGGTAGAGGGGCAGACAGTAGGTGGCGAAGAAGAAGAAACGAACTAGAAGAGTACCAAAAGACAAGGACTCAGGCTTACCCAAAAAATATTTATCTGGGCTAAAAGGTAGAAAAAGATCAAGAAGAGCCAGCCTTATAAAACAAGTATCATCAATCTATAAATCTGGTGGTTTCATACCAAGAGGATTACTTAGAGCAAGGACTAAGGCATAATGGCAGTTAGAAGAAAACCTCTATCACCAGCAACACAAGCAACATTAAGAAGAAAAGCAAAAGCGTCTAAAAGATATACTTATGGCACGCTAGCAAAGGTATATCGTAGAGGACAAGGTGCTTTTTTGAGTGCTGGTAGTCGTAGAGTTCCTATGAGTGCTTGGGCTATGGGTAGAGTTAATAGTTTCCTTAGAGGTTCACGCAAACACGATTTAGATTTAAGAAAAAGAAGAAGAAAAAAATAATGGCAACATATCAAGGTAAATCAGTAAAACTGGGCAAGCCATTTAGAACCCCATCAGGTAGTAAAAAATTTGCTGTTTACGTCAAAGACAGAAAAACTGGAAATGTCAAAAAAGTAAGATTTGGCGACAAGTCGATGAGCATTAAATCAAACATACCAGCCAGAAAACGTAGTTTTTTAGCACGCATGGGTGGAGTTTTAAAAAGAGTTCGTGGACAAAAGAATTTAAGTCCAGCTTTTTGGAGTATGTACTCTTGGCGTAACAGTATCAAATGAGCAAGATATTAGATAAACTTGCAGATCAGCACGAAGAACGAATAATAAATACCTTATATCGTTTAGAGGACGATGTTATCAGAGCAGTAAGACAAGCAACTGGTGGCAGTCTTGATACTACTGATATAAGATTAGCAATAGAATTACAGCCTGAACTAAGACAAACTATAGAAAATGTTTTCTTAGAAGAGGCAGATTTATTAATTAATGAAGATTATAATAAAATAGCAAAAGAGGTTTTAGATGAATTTGGAAAAATGCCGATACCAGTTAATTTTAAAACTCTTACAGAGGTAGATTTATTTACAATTAATTCTCTAAAGACCCAAACATTTCAAGGATTTGAAGATATTGCAGAGAGATTTCTAAAAGAAATAAACGATGAGGTTTATCAAAGTATTATAGCTGGCAGACCTTTTGACGATATGGTTAGTAATATCAGGGGGCATATCAATGGAGTGTATCAGCAATCAAATATAGCTGAGATAAACGAGTTAGTAGATTTTATAAATGAGAATAAATATAACATGAACATGAAACAACAAGTTGAAGATGCAATAAGAAAACTACATACACAGTACGCATCAGACAGATCAGGTGAAAACTTGCGTAGATATTCTGGTCAGATTGCTCACGACTCCGTTATGCAGTTTCATGGTCAATTCACAGTTAAAAAAGCAAAAGATGCTGGCTTGAATCATTTTCAATATGTTGGGACATTAGTTCGAGACTCTAGACAATTTTGTCGAAGAATGGTAAACAGAACATTAACCGAAACAGAAATTAGGAGTATTTGGAAAAACGAGGGCTGGGCTGGTAAATCAAATGGCGACCCATTTATTGTAAGAGGTGGCTATAGATGCAGACATACTTGGATTCCAACAGACCCTAATTGGAAAATATAAAAGGGAGTATTAAATGGCTGATGAAAACCAAGTAGAACAAACTACGGAAACAAAAGAAACAGAAAAACCAGTTGAGCAACCAACTGAAACTGTAAACGCACACACATTTTCTGAGGAAGATGTAAACAATATTGTCAAACAAAGACTGGCAAAAGAAAGAGCATCTATATTTAAAAAATTAGATGTTGATGATTTAGATACTGCAATTACAGCAGTCAAAACTCAAAAAGAGGCTGAAGAAAAAAGCAAAATACAAAAGGGTGAGTTTGAAAAATTATTAAAAGAAAAATCTGAAGAGTATGGTAAAAAAATTGGAAACTTAGAGAGTGAGTTAAGAGATATAAAAATTAACAAGGCTCTATTATCTTCAGCATCAAAAAATCGTGCTATCAACCCAGATCAAGTTGTTGAATTACTGAAACCAAATTTAAAATTAAATGAAACTGGTTCAGTTGAAGTGCTTGATAAAAATGGTATTGCACGATATAACAGTAAAGGGGAGACTCTATCTACTGATGAATTGGTAGAAGAGTTTTTGAATGCAAACCCACACTTTGTTACTGCTACCCCAAGTGGCAGTGGCTCAGTGCCAAATGTAGGTCGGAACGAACTCAACACTCCGTTAAAATTGAGTGATTTAGATATGAATAATCCTGAGGATAGGAAAAGATACGCTGAATATAGAAAACAACGTAATTCTAAACCAACTGAGATTATTTTAAATAAATAACCATTATAAAGGAGTAAAAAAAAATGGCTAACGAAACAACAAGTAGCACGATTTCAGAACTATATACTGAGATTGTTGCAGAGGCTTTGTTTGTAGCAAACGAACAAAGTATAATGAGAAATCTAGTGCGTAACTACACTATTTCAGGTGGTGGTAAATCTGTAGAAGTACCAATTTACGGAGTAGTATCAGCATCAGCAGTGAGTGAGGCATCAGACTTATCAAACACAGCAGTTAATCCAACATCAGTTACTATAACAGCAAGTGAAGTAGGAATCATGACCACATTAACGGATTTAGCAAGAAACTCAGCATCAAGAAATGTTGGTGCAGATGTAGGCAGATTATTTGGTGAGGCTATTGCAAAAAAAGTTGATACAGATTTATCAGCATTATTTACAGGCTTTTCAGAGGGTCAAGGTTCTGCTGGTGGGGAACTAACTATTGATGAAATGTTTAAAGCAGTTGCAAAACTTAGAACTGCAAACGTCCCAGCACCTTACTATGGAGTATTTCACCCAAAGGTTATGTATCAGATCAAAAAACAGCTAACAAATACATTTGTTGGTAGTGCTGGTAATATGCCAGATATGGGTAATGAGGCACTTAGACAGGGATTTGTTGGAAACATTGCTGGTGTTCAAATATTTGAGAGTTCAAATATTGCAGTAGATGGTTCTGACGACTCTATTGGTGCAATCTTCTCTCAAGATGCTTTAGGTATGGCTATGATGCAAGACCTAAAGATAGAATCTCAGCGAGACGCCTCGTTGCGTGCAGACGAGATTGTCGCCACAGCAGTTTATGGCGTTGGTGAGTTACATGACTCATATGGCGTTAAATTAACTGCTGACTCAGCACTTTAATAATTAATTAATATAGGGGTGGTCAATCCACCCCTTATTTGGTATAAAAAATTATGAGTATTGAAACAGTAAAACTTTTTAATAAAAAAGGCGAAGTGATTGAGAGATACAAACACGATTACGACAATAACGTAGAGAGATTTAATATGCGTGGTTGGTATTTACCTGATACTAAAGTTGCTAAAGAGCCTATTAAAGAAGTTAAAAAAGTAGAAAAAAAATTAGTTAAAAAAAAGAAATCTAAAAAATAATGGCAACGTCAGAGTTTGCAGTTGCGAATACTAATTTGCAAAAAATACAGCCAGATATTTTAGGCTTTGGTATTGCTGACTTTGGCGATCAATTACAGTTTGCAGAGAATGATGTTCTAAGACGAATCCGAGAGGAATGGTGGGAACGATACAGACATCAAGTTAGATACAAAGATATTACAAAGGTTACATCTGTTGAAATGGTTAATAGTAAACTTACCGATTCGCAGTGGACACAATCAGTAGTTTATTTAGCATTATGGAAATATATTTATCCAATATTAACTAAATGGCGTGACCCAGATACAGGCGAGGGTAAAGATACTTTCCAAGTTCAAATAGATTTTTATAGAGATAGATACGAG